TGTATTGGATTTCTCTATGGGATGGGGTGATAGACTTGCTGGTTTTTATGCCGCATCATGTACAGAACATTATGTTGGATTGGATCCAAGAGTAGAAAATCATCCGATATATGATGAACAACGAGAATTTTATGATAGAAATTTAGGTTTCTTTGAAAACAAAAAGAAAACAAATTTTTACCAATCACCCGCAGAAGATTTTGATTTCTCACAATATCCAGAACATTTTGATATTGTATTCACATCACCGCCATATTTCAATGTTGAGAAGTATTCTCAATCCGATACACAGAGTTGGGTTCGATATAAAGGAATTGATGCATGGAATAAAGGGTTTTTACACAAAACACTTAGTAATATAATACCTTCAATGAAAGTTGGTGGTATAATGGCAATAAACATTGCAGATGTTTACACAAGTTCTGATGCATCCGGTGGAAGACAATGGTTGGAAATAACAAACCCGATGAATGATTTTCTTGTAGAGAGTGGAATGGAATACTTGGGTTGTATTGGGATGGAAATGTCAAAGAGACCAAACTCTGCCGGTGCAGGAACTGCTACAAGAGACGGGCACTTTCTCGATGATAGTGTTCAGTTCGCTGAAGAGAATAGAGATAAAAAGTTTTGTGAACCAATATGGATGTTCAAAAAGGTATAATATGTATCAAAATATTTTCGTTAAAACAAATACAAAAGAAGCATGGGTGTGGGATGATGAAAAGTGATTACTCCATTTTGAGTATACTCCATACGCATATAGAAAAGATCCTAACGGTAAATATATTTCTTTGTATGGTGATAAACTCTCAAAGATTACTGAGTTTGTGAAGAACGATCCTGACTTGTTTGAATCAGATATTGCAGAGACAACTCGTATTCTTGTTGATATGTATGGTAACTCAGATATGCCGTCCAAGGGCATTGTCACAATGACATTCGATATTGAGGTTGAAATGATTACGGGTATTCCGGATCCAACACAAGGTAATAACGAAGTCACATCTATTGCTTACCATGATTCCGCAACAAACCATTATACAATTCTTGTTTTGGATAAGAAAAGAAAATTGGAAGGAAAGACAACTGAAAACAAAACAGTAGTTCCTTGTTCGGATGAAAAAACTTTGTTACTAAAATTCATAGATGCAATTCAAGAAATTCAACCCCATGTTATGACGGGTTGGAATTGTGATGCATTCGATATTCCATATTTACATAATCGTATTAAAAGAGTTCTTGGCAAGAAACAAGCAAACAATCTTTCTGTGATTGGTGAAATGTTTTATTCACCGTATCGTAATCGTTACACAATCGGTGGAACATCCGTATTGGATTATATGACTGTGTATAAAAAGTTCTCATATAAAGAATTGCCATCTTATGCCTTAAACTATGTTTCAAACACAGAACTTGGTCGTGGTAAGATTGAATATGAAGGCAGTCTTGATGACTTGATGGAAAATGATATTGATACATTCATCGAATATAATATAACGGATGTTGAGTTGGTCATTGAGTTGGATAAAAAATTACAATATATTGATTTAGTTCGTGGTATTGCTCATGTTGGTCATGTTCCGTATGAAGACTTTGTGTACTCATCAAAGTATTTGGAAGGTGCTATGCTAACTTATCTTAAACATATAGGTAATGTTGTTGCACCAAATAAACCTGCTGATAGACAAGAGAAGATGCAAGAATTAAAAGATAGTGGTGAGAAAGGATTTATTGGGGCATTCGTTAAAGATCCTGTTCCTGGTAGATATGATTGGATGTATGACTTGGATTTGACATCACTATATCCGTCAATCATTATGACACTAAACATTTCTCCAGAAACAAAGATTGCTAAGATTGAAGATTGGAATGCCGAGGATTTTATTCGTGGTAACAAAGACGAGTATATCGTTGGTGATGAAAGAGTATCAAAAGAAAAATTAAAAGCATTCTTGGACAAATACAAATACACGGTTGCATCAAATGGTGTTATGTATAGTTCAGATAAAACTGGTCTCATTCCAGCAATTCTTTCTGATTGGTTTGATAAACGGGTTGAGTATAAAAATGAAATGAAAAAATGGGGTAAGGCCGGTGACACAGACAAATATGAGTTCTATAAGAAAAGACAACTTGTTCAGAAAATTCTTTTGAATAGTATGTATGGTATTCTTGGTTTACCTGCATTTCGTTTTTATGATATTGATAATGCAGAAGCGGTTACACTTTCCGGTCAAACGGTTATTAAGAAAACAGAAGCTGCTATCAATATGAAATACAATAAAGAATTGAAAACGGATAACCTTGATTATGTTCAGTATGTTGATACGGACTCTGTGTTTGTTTCTTGTTTACCTTTGGTGAAGAATAGATTTCCGGACATTGATACAAATGATATTGAAATAATGACACCGAAGATTTATGAGATTGCAACGGAAGTTCAAGATTATGTTAATCAATTTTACGATGTATTTGCAAAAAAGATATTCAATACTGACAAACATCGTTTGGAAATCAAACAAGAAATGATTGGTAGAACCGGATTCTGGCAAAAGAAAAAGAGATATGCACTTTGGATTATTTCGGACAACGGTGTTCCAATGGATAAGTTGGAAGTTAAAGGTTTGGACATTGTTCGTTCATCATTCCCCAAATCATTTCAGAGAGTAATGAAGGATGTAATGATTGATATTCTTAAAAGTAAAGATAAAAATGAAATTGATGAATACATATTAAGTTTCAAAAAGAATCTCAACAATATTATGATCGAAGAGGTTGCGAAGACTTCCTCTATTAAAGACATAAAAAAATATGAAGCATTGACCGGTGATGTTATTGGTAAATTTGGTAAAGGTACACCTGCACATATTAAAGCTGCTATGAACTATAACAGTCTATTGAAATTGTTTAAGTGCCCTCCAAAGTTTCCTCCAATTAAAAATGGTGACAAAGTTAAAGTTGTTTATCTTAAAAATAATCCCTATGGTCTTGAAGAGTTAGCATTTCGTGGTGATTCTGATCCAGAAGAAATACTGAAATTTATTAAAGAAAATTTTGATGCAAATGAACTATTCGTATCGGAACTGGATGGTAAGTTGAAAGGTTTTTATGAATCTATGAAATGGGAATTTCCAACTGAGAATAAAAAGGTTGCACAAAAGTTTTTTTCGTTTTGATATTATGATAAAATTTTGTATATTTGTAAATATTATATCCACAATTTAACAATTAGGAGTTGTTATGGAAAAATCAAAATTGATTAACTTCGTAAGCAAGTATAGCTTAGGTGGTTTAATTCAGTCGGTTGCTTGGAATTCAAATGGTAGTTTATCAACAAAATTCATATCGGATGATAAGTGTGTTGTTGGTGAAGTAAAGATGCAGAACTTTAATAATTCTACATCAAAGTTTGGTGTGTATAATACAGACTTGTTGGTAAAATTGTTGGGTGTGTTGGGTAATACAGTCAATCTACAAATCAATGGTGCCGAAGATAAGGCATTCTCATTGACATTCGATGACAACTCAACTACTGTAAATTATATGTTGGCTGACCTTGCGGTGATTCCACCTGCACCAGACCTAAAAGAATTACCACCATTCGATTTAGAAATTCCAATTACAAAAGAATTTATTGATAAATTCATTAAGGCAAAATCTGCTCTTCCTGGTATTGAAAAGTTTACCATCGCAAAGAATAGAAAGACAAATAAATACGAAATAGTAATTGGTTACGCCAATACAAACTCAAATCGTATTTCAATTGGTATCGATTGCACTGCAACTGAGGATATTGATCCAATTAGTTTCTCTGCAAAATATTTCAACGGTATTCTTGCCGCTAACAAAGATTTGAACGGTGGTTCACTGAAAGTTTCTTCACAAGGTTTAGCAAAAGTAGAATTTGATATTGATGATTTCGAGGCAAAATACTTCCTTGTTAAATTGGAAAATGACTAATGAAAAAATATTTTTATGGTAAAAGTGAGATATTATCGTGGCCATTAAATGTTACATACGGTGAATTGGTTACATACGATGATAAAACATTCTATGATTGGTGCGAAGAACTTAGAGTTAAAATTCTAAAAGGATGGGATGAGAATGATATGCCACCGCTTATCGGCAGAAACGAAAGTGAAATAGTGCAATCATTTTCAAAACTTCGTCAATTTGACTCAACACAGATTTATCATAATCCACAAACAGGTAATGATTCCGATGTTATCGGAGTCATTGCCAATTTTTCTAAAAACGGTTCTGCTGCTAATCAATTCTTCCCAACAATGTTGAAGACGAAAATTGCAGGTGGTGAATCCGGAGATACATCGCGTTCTATTTACGATTTCTTTACTGAGGAGTTAAAGGATAAGTTCCATCATACACTCAGAAGAACTCTTTACAATGACTCAATGTATTTGTTTAGTAAATCTATTTCATCTAATCAAATAAAAAATCCTTACTTCAAAGAAGGTGAAACTCTTCGTGATTTTTTCACTGCTTACAAAAATGGTGATGGAAGATTTGATGGACAAGGTTTGCGTATTTCACGGATTTCTTGTACACAAGATACTTACAATAAAAAATACAAAAAGTATTTAACCATCAAAGCAGATGAGATTCGTGAACTTGCTAAAGAAAATATCCTTGATGAAAGTATGTTGTTTTATCTTGGAGACATAAACGAATTAACGGATACATTTCTAATTAAAAAAGATGGTGAAGAACCACGAGTCAATGTGTTTCTAATCAGAGTATTTGAAAAGAATGTAAGAATATTTCCAGCAGCGTTTCAAATATTTCGTATTTCATTTTCTCAACCTGCGGTAAACTTTCCACCAATGACTGCAAAGTTTTTGTATGAGAACTTTACAAAACACATACCTGCATCGGAAACAATAACTGTTTACGATCCAAGTGCAGGTTGGGGTGGTAGAATACTTGGGGCAATGTCTGTAAGTCGTCCTATACATTATGTTGGAACTGATCCCAATACTGATAATTTTATTGATGAGTTGGGTATAAGTAGATATGAATACCTTGCAGATTTTTATCTAAGGTCTATTGGTGAAAAAGGAAATGGACTATCATCAAAGTTTTTTGATACAAAAGAATTTCATACCTACGAAGTTTTCCAAGATGGTTCTGAAACAATTCAGTTCAATCCTAAATTTCAAAAGTATAAAGGTAAGTTAGATTTTATTTTTACATCACCACCATATTTCAATCGTGAAATGTATTCTGATGATGAAACTCAATCGTATAAGGCATACGGTGATTATGCAGATTGGAGAGATAACTTTCTTCGTCCAACATTAGAAACTGCTGTTTCTTATTTAAAGAATGACCGATACCTATGTTGGAATATTGCTAATATAAAAGTATCCGCAACTAAAACAATACATCTTGAAGAGGATTCTATTAATATTCTCAAATCATTAGGCATGGAGTATAAAGGAAAGATGTGTATGATAATGGCAAAGATGATTGGAAATTCTGATCCAGAGAGACTGGCGAATAAAGTTTTATATCAAGATACTTGGTGGAAACATGAGCCTATTTTTGTGTTCCGGAAACCCTAACATGAGACCCAACAGTGATAGTTTAAGCAAATTTTTTGATGTTGATCCGCTAGAAGTTCGTTTGTGGAAAGAGACCGGTGAATTTTTTGCAGGTAAAAGAGAATTGGATGATACAATAGATTGTATCTTTCAATATTACCGCAAACACGGTTATCCATATATGAAAATCACCGAACAAGAAAAACATGAACACATGAGAAAACTACAACAGTTTGATTATGATAGTATAATAAAAGGTGATGATATAATTCAAACCATGAACGGACTTCGTTTGGCATGGTCTTACTTTCCTCATGGAATGGAAGTTAAGTGTGGTAATTCTAAAATGTCTCCTATGGATAATTTTTTAAATGACCATACATTCAAAATGACTATACGCAAATGTTTGAAGTGGTTGTCAAAACATCGTGGTGGTTCTTTTCAAGAGAATCGTCTTCGTCAATCACTTAAAATATATTCAGGTGTTCAAGGTGTTTCTAATTTCAGACCAACTGCTGCTGGTGCTATCTATAAAAAATATGGCGGTGATGGTGTGATGTGGGATATGTCTTGTGGTTGGGGTGGTAGATTAGTTGGTGCACTTGCTTCACCGTATATCAAAACTTATATTGGAACCGAACCATCTACAAAAACATTTGATGGTCTTTGTAAACTTCGTGATGACTTTGATTACCTCGGTAAAGATGTTCAATTAAACATGATGGGTTCTGAGGATTATCTACCAGAAAAGGAAAGTTTAGATTTGTGTTTCACTTCCCCACCATATTTTGATACAGAAAAATATGCAGATGAAGAAACTCAATCGTACAATAAGTTTCCAACGCGTGATACTTGGGGTTCCGGATTTCTTCAAGGAACATTCCGTAACTGTTATCATGGATTGAAACCAGGAGGTTATATGTTGATAAACATTGCAAATACACCAAAGTATAAAGACTTGGAAGAAATGACAATTCATTACGCAAAAGAAGTAGGTTTCACAGATGAAGGTAAAATTAATCTAATTCTATCAGCAGTTATGGGTGCTGGATATAAAAGAGAACCAATATTTATTTTCAGAAAACCTTTGGCAGTCTCATAAAAAATTTGTATATTTGTACATGAATTTATCAATCATTAAGGTATGTTATGTTTAATGCAACTCACACAATTTGGAACGAAAAGTATCGTCCACAAACACTTGACACTTATGTTGGTAATGAAACTGTCAAGACAACTTTCAAACAATACATAGAAAATAATGATGTCCCACATCTTCTTCTCTATGGTGATGCTGGTAGTGGTAAGACAACACTTGCTAAAATTGTTGCAAATTCCATCGCAAAAGATAACTACATTTATATCAATGCATCGGATGAGAACTCGGTAGATACTGTCCGTGATAAAATTAAACAATTCGCATCCTCAATTGGATTTGGTGGATTGAAAATTATTATATTGGATGAGAGTGATTATCTAACACCAAACGCTCAGGCGGCATTGCGTAATGTAATTGAAACATTCAGTAAGACAACTCGTTTCATTTTAACTTGTAACTATGTTGAAAAGATTATTGATCCAATTCAATCTCGTTGTCAAATCTTTAATATAGTTCCACCATCAAAGAAAGAAGTTGCACAACATCTTGTTGGTGTCTTGGATAGTGAAGGTGTGAAATATTCAAAAGAAGATGTAGTAACTATTATCAATGCAAACTATCCTGATATTCGTAGAGTTATCAATACAACTCAACGATGTGTAATCGGTGGTAATCTTAAATTAGATGAATCAACTTTGGTAGAACATAATTATTTTTCTTCTATCATTGAGATATTGAAGTCATCTAAAAACAAAAAAGAAAAGTTTGATGGTATCCGTCAGATACTTGCAGACAATCATGTAAGAGACTTTAATCAGTTATTCCGTTATCTTTACGATAATGTTGATACATACGGAAATGGTTTTGTATCTACAATTATTTTAATTATCGCGGAAACACAATATAAAGACAGTTTTGTTGTAGACCATGAAATAAATGCCATGGCTATGTTTATTCAAATTATTATGGAAATAGAACAAAGGAGGAAATAATGGGAGTATTTGACATCAACGGTAGTGGTGAAGTTCCACAAGAACCACAACAAGTGAATATTGATTTGAATCAGGCAAGTGATATTGCTTGTTCAAACTGTGGTAACAAATTTTTTCACGAGGTAACATTCTTTAAAAAGATTTCTGCATTACTTTCACCAACAGGACAAGAAGGTATTATTCCGATTCCAACTTATGCTTGTTTAGAATGTGGTAATATCAATCAAGAGTTTTTACCAACAAAAAGACAACAATTAAATGATTAATAGGAAATTACAAAATGGCTGCTAAAAGTTTATTTGATCATATCAAAGGTGTTACTTTCCGTAAAACAAAATGGGAAGAACTTTCAGAAGAAGATACAAAGTCTTGGAGTAATTACATGATTGCCCGTTTCTTTTCTATGGAACCTGAGTTGATTGAGGTTATAAATGAATTTCAAACATATTCAAACGGTATTCTAACACCCAAAGATTACTATAAACTTTTATCGGATACATTACCAAAACATTCATTTTTTCTTAAATACATAAAGGCAAAAAATAGAATAGAGATAGAACAAGAAATTGTTAATGTGTTCTGTAAACATTTTGAGTTAGGAAGGAATGAGGTTTACGGTTACATCCAACATCTGAAAGAAAAAAATCCAGATGAATTGATTTCTATATTGAAATCGTATGGCACAAAAGAAGATGATATAAAAACTTTTCAAAAACAATTAAAACTATAATTATGAGGACTAAAATGGCAATAACAGAAAGAGATTTGGGAATAAAAAAACATGAAGCTATTTTGGAAATGGAAGAAAAGTTTCCCATTATGACTGCGGAATTTAAAAGAATTCAAGCAGAACAATATGAGTTGTTTTGTAGAAAACAAAAAAATTACGGTCCTGATAATATATCAATGGGTTCAACATTGGAACGAGAAGAAGACAGAAAGTTATCACTTCAAGGATTGTTTTTCAGACTGAATGATAAAATCAACCGATACAAACAAATGATTATGTTTGGTTCAAAAGATGCAGTTGGTGAAAGTCTTGATGATACATTCAAAGATATTTCTGTTTATGGTATTATTGCACAACTTGTTCAATCTGGTAAGTGGGGTAAGTAATGAGTAAATATATTTGGACTTCGGAATATGTTTCACCTGGTCATCCTGATAAAATCGCTGACCAAATTTCAGATGCAGTTTTGGATGCTTATTTGAGTAAAGATCCTAACGCAAAAGTTGCGTGTGAGGTTATGGTGAAAGACATAGATGTTTATGTTGCAGGTGAAATTACATCAACGGTTGGTTTATCCAAAATGGATTTAACTGGTATTATCCGTAAAACAATATGTGAAATTGGATATAACACAAAAGAAATTGGATTCAATGGTTATACTTGTAATATACATTTCAACATAAGTAATCAGTCTCCAGAAATAAATGGTGCAGTTGATAGAGGTGAAATCACAACTGCTGGTGATCAAGGTATTATGTTTGGTTTTGCTACAAGAGAGACACCAAACGGTATGCCTATTCCAATCTATCTTGCAAAGAAATTCATAGATGTTGCTTATGGTCTTTCTCAAAAACATTACAAGAATGATGATGTACTTCGTCCTGATATGAAAAGTCAAGTTTCTATTGTATTTGAAGATGGTAAAGCAGTTGCTGTTGATAATGTAGTTATGTCTATGTGTCATAGTGAAAACATAAATTTAGATAGATTAAAAATAATTTTTAATTCTATTATATTACCCGAAGTATTACGAGAGATACCAACTAACATTGGCGGATTGTTTTCAAAAAACACAAGATATTTTATAAATCCTGCCGGCGAATGGAACATTGGTGGACCAATATCCGATTGTGGTTTGACCGGTAGAAAAATTGTAGTTGACCAATATGGTGCTGATTGTGAAATAGGTGGTGGTGCTTTCTCTGGTAAGGATCCAAGTAAAGTGGATAGAAGTGCTGCATACATGGCAAGATATATTGCGAAGAAAACCCTACATGAAAATGAAGATGCTAAACGGATTAAAGTTCAAATTGCTTATGCCATTGG